CGGCAGCATCCGGATTTGGTATCTGCATTCGGCCTTGACTTTGGCTATACAAACGACGAAACTGCATTCTTCTGCGGGCTGCTTGACAGAACAAACAAGCAGCTTTTTGTTTTTGACGAAATGTATGCAAAGGGCCTGAGTAACAAGCGGATTGCAGATAACATTTCCGAAATGGGCTATGCAAAGGAGCGCATAACGGCAGACAGTGCAGAGCCGAAATCTATTGACGAACTGCGCGCCTATGGCCTGCGCGTGCATGCTGCGCAGAAGGGCCGCGACAGCATTATAAACGGCATTCAATGGATTCAGGAACTTGAAATTATCATTCACCCCAGGTGCGTAAATTTCTTAACTGAGATCAGCAACTATACCTGGGCGCAAGATAAGTTCGGAACAAAGCTGAATGCGCCGATTGATGACTTTAACCACCTTATGGACGCGATGCGCTACGCCCTTGAAATGTGGCAGAGCAGGCGCGGAACCGCAAGGGCAGTTAGGAGGATATAAATGCTCAAAGTAAATGTATTGGGTACGGAATACACGATCCGGGAATCATTGCCCAGCGAAAACCCGAAGCTTGCAGCAGCGGGCGACGGCTATTGCGATACAAGCATAAAGGAATGCGTAGTTGACGTAATGAACGACGACGCTGTGACCTGCAAGGGCGATATGAATACATACAAGAAAAGCGTGATTCGCCATGAACTGATTCACGCCTTTTTGTTTAAAAGCGGCCTGGACGCTTGCGCCGAATGGGCAAGGAATGAAGAAATGGTTGACTGGCTTGCAATTCAGTTTCCGAAGCTTATGAAAGCTTTCCAGGAAGCAGATTGCCTGTGAGGTGAAAAACAAGTGTGCAACCATATCTGGAAAACGGTAAACGACGTGCGCGTTTGCCTGCGCTGCGGGCTTACCGTTCGCAGAATAGACGGCGCGATTTTGTTTGACCGAAAACTTCCGAACAGGGGTGAAGACAAGAAATGAGAACAAGGGCGCAGAAATACCCGGATTTTACCGCCGAGATTGAAGCAATTGAGCGTGGCGGGATCACGGACGAACTGCTGAATAAGATCATTGACAAGCATTCGCAGAATGCAGCGCGAAGCAAGGAATTGATGGCCCGATATGAGGCCCTGGCGGACGGCGTGCCGATTTTCCAAAGGGAACCGCGCTTTGCGACAAGCCAGGAAGAAAAGCGGGAAATCATCAACCACAGAATCAACAACGATTTCTTCAGCGAAATCATTGATTTCAAGGTAGGTTATTTTGCGGGCAATCCTGTAGCCTATTCCTACAGCAACACGGAAGAGGCGCTTGACGACACGGCTGACACAGGCGATACCCTGGACGAAGCCAAAGCGGCCCGCGATGCAGCAAGCAAGAAAATCACAGATTTTGTTGTTCGCAGCAACATGTTTGATGTGAATATGGAAACCACAAAGTTTGCCAGCATGTGCGGATATGCGGGCAGACTTTTTTATATTGACCCGGACGGCGAAGAGCGCTGCATGGTAACGCCCCCGGATGAATCCATTATTCTTTCAAAAACGAAGGACATTACACATCCGACCTACGGCGTGCGCTATTATTCCGTTACGGACATGAACCAGGTTGAAAGCCTGAAGGCGGAATTCTACGACGCAAACATGATTTACTACGCAGAGGGCGCAAGGGGCGCGCTGCACATTACGCACGTAGAGCCGAATTTGTTTGGTATGTGTCCGCTTCAGGGCATTCCGAACAACCGCGAAATGTTGGGCGATGCCGAAAAGGTGCTTGCGCTGATTGACGCATACGACCGCGCACTTTCTGACATAAACAACGAAGTTGATAGTTTCGCAAATGCCTATATGGTATTTGAAAACGTTGAACTGAACGAAGAAGAAATGCGCAAGATGCAGGCCAGCGGCGCGTTTTCCTTCTACACGGGCGGCGCAAACGGCGGCAAGGTGTATTTCCTTACCAAAGAAATCAACGACGCATTCCTGGAACACCATTTGGACAGGCTGGAAGATAACATTCGCCTGTTCAGCAAAACGCCGGATATGTCGGATGAAGCCTTTGGCACAGCTAGCGGCGTAGCCCTGAAGTTCAAATTGACGGGCCTTGAAACGAAATGCGGTATGTTTGAAGCAAAGGTTATCAGCGCGGATACATACATGTTCGAACTGCTTTCGAAGGCATGGGAGAAAAAACAGGTTAAGGTTGACCCGCTGCTTTGCGTATCCAGCTTCAAGCGAAACTTCCCGCTTGACCTTTTGAGTGAAGCCCAGGCCGTTCAGGCATTGATTGCCGCAGGCCTTCCGCAGCGCGTGGCCTATGAAGTGGGCCTTTCCTGCGTGGACGACGTAGAAAGCGTAATGCAGGAAATTGAAATGGAAAAATACGGCCTTCCTAGTTTGCGGGATGAATCACCGGAGGATGGCGACGAAACAGAGTTTACAACAGAGGAACGGGAGGACGGCGAGTGATGGGCAGACAGAGATTCAAAACGATGGTTGAATTCAACACGGGCGATGTTGGAAAGGTTCTGACCATCGGCGCACATGACAATCTTGAATGGATGGCCCCTGAAGATATTCCTGTAGTCAATGAACTTTCTGAGGAGATTGTCGAACTGAAGGGCGGTGTTAAGTCGGTAGCACATGGCGGTTATTCTAAAGATGCACCCGAACACACATTGCCGGCGTATGCCCTTGCAAAAAAGAACGGTTTTAAGTATGTTGAAGCGGATGTGCAATTTACCGCAGACGGTATCCCTGTTCTGATTCACGATGCAACCATTGACCGCACAAGCAACGGAACGGGCAATGTGGCGGATATGACATACAGCGAACTACTTCTGTATGACTTTGGAGTTGGTCGCAATGATGAATACGCAGGCACAAAGATTCCGAAGCTTAGTGACTTTCTTGTGCTGTGCAATCGCCTTGGACTGCATGTATATTTGGAAGTTGGCAAGTTTGGCATCACGGCTGAAGAAGCAGAACTCATCGTTAATATGATTGATGAGACGGGCATGCGTGGAAAAGTGACGTATATTTCCTTCCTTCCTGCTTCTTTGCAAGCGATTCAGGCTTTGGACGCAAGTGCAAGACTTGGCTATATGAGCTATGAAGGAATCAGCCTGACCAATATTATCAATGATGCGCTTCATCTGCGTAACGGCATCGGAGAAGTATTTCTGAATCTGCCGCACAGTTTCGCCACGGATGAAAATATCGAAAGGCTCAAAAATGAGGGTTTCGCTCTGGAAGTATGGGTCGTGAATGACGTTAATACGATGGTAAATCTGCCGCTTTATGTGTCTGGTGTGACAACTGACTGGCTACTTCTTGAAGAAGCGTGGATTGAACATGCATTTGCCCCTGCTGGTATCACGCTTGCGAATCACTGGGATTTGAGAACAAGCCTTGTGGATAGTGTTGGTGGCGTGGAGGCCGTTGCGAAGAATGGCGGCTACCATCGTTCCGATGGCGCAGGGTGGGTAATTAACGGAAAAACCACGGCACTTTCGTTCCCCGGCATTTATGACAAAAGCGCAGGCGATCGGACGGTTGAAATAGATATTGTGTCTTTTGAACCTGCCGTTACCAATGAGAACAACCGCCTTTTGTCTTATAACAATAGTGCGTGGAGCGATTATTCCTGCGGTCTCGTGTATAGGGCAGGCCGTGGCTGGGACATGTACAATTTTGAATCCGGCGATGGCTGGAATGGAAATATCGTCGAAACTGACATACGGGCTATTTCTGGGAAAACAGTTAAGATCGTTATGAAGCCGTTGGACGGCTTAATGCACATGGAATATTATATTGGAAACACTCTAATTACACCCGGCAGCATTGATGTTGCTCTCACTAAAATGGGTAATACTGATATGCAGATCGGTTCGGAAACCCAAAGCAGCGCATATCAGTTGTGTGTTTCCGAGGTGCGTGTGTATAACGGAATTGTTTAACAATCTGGAACGATAGAAAACTTAAACATGCTTGAAAGGAGGCGGGTTTGTGGCAGCTAAAAAAGACCTTGATTATTACCTTTCACAAGCCCGCCGAATTGCGGAGCATCGGGAAGCGGGCGCGGAAAGGGAAATCCGCAAGCTGTATAAATCCATGTTGAAGGATTTGCAGCAGCTTATGAGCGACACATACATTCAGTATTCCAAAGACGACCGCCTTTCTTATGCGATCCTACAGGAAGCGGGATACCATGCCCGATTCCTGGAAGAGGTTGAACAGCGCTTAAACCTTGCAACGCCCGCAATGCGGCAGGAACTTCACGACCTTGTAGAAGAAACCTATGCTGCGGCATATGAGGCGATGATCAAGGGCGTTATGGCGCAGGGAATCGACGGCTTTGACCCTGAACTTGCGCAATCCTTGTCTATTACGCCGGATCAGATCAAAGCAGCGGTTGAAAACCCTGTAAGCGGCCTGACGCTGACCGACACGCTTGAAAAGAACCGCAAGGATATTGTGTACAGCATCAAGCAAACAATCGGTATCGGCCTTATGAACGGCGACCGATATTCAACTATGGCAAACCGCATTGTTGACCGCGTGGACGGCGACTATAGAAAGGCAATCCGAATTGCCCGGACGGAAGCCCACAGGGTGCGCGAAATGGGCAACATGGACGCGGCCCTGCGCGTAGACGAAGAGCTTCAGAAGGGCAGTACAGGCCTGCGCATGGTGAAGACCTGGCGCACGATGAAGGACGAAAAGGTACGCCCGCAGCGCGCGGCATACAAGCGCAAACCGGGCGTGAAGCCCCGCAAGAAAAACACGGCAGGCTGGCGCAGCATGTTAAACGGCCCCAATCATGTAAAGATGGAGGGCCAGGTGCGGCTTGTTACGGAAAAGTTTGACCTGGGCAGTTATAAGGGCGCGAAGGTTGAGGCAATGGCCCCGACATTAAGCGGCGTTGCTGCACATGACATTCAATGCCGCTGCTATGCTTCTGAAGAGCTTATGTCAGATGAACAATACTTCAAGCTGACGGGAAAGCATTTTCCGGGCTACGAAGAGGCGAAAAAAGCGGCTGGAACGGTTGAAAATTCTGGAAATGGTGATATAATTAAACCGTACAAAGTTATTACGGGCCATGAAGAAACCCCCAAAGAATTCGAAGCTGGCGGTGTTATTGACCGGAAGGACAGCGCGGGAATTGTAAAGGTAAGAAGCTTTTACGGCGCGGATAAATTAAAGGCAAAAGACATACACACAACCCCGCACAACAACCCGAAGCTCCACGCCTACGGCAATAATGGCGAACATGTTCATACTTACGAATGGAACGCGGATGGAACGTTAAAGAATAAGACTACCAGGGAACTTAATGCTGAAGAAAGGAAAAACAACGGTGATATTCTATGAATAGAGCTACGCTTAAACGGATCATTGTGGAATGCTGCAATGATGTTGTATTTTCCTACAACGGCAAGCCTTCAGGTGTTACATCCGAAGTATATAATTCCGTTCCTGTTTTTCAAGTGTGGCACGGAAGCGAAACCAAAGATTACACCGATGTTGACATGCTGATAAAAGACAAGTTTTTCAGCGGTAAATCGTTGATGGATCTTGTGGGCTTTGTGGAATTCG